GGTCAAGAGTGTAAAAAGCTTCATGGGGTCTTCTGTGAACAAAATAGTTGAAAGTTCTTTGCGCGGTAGTCGCTGCGCTTGAAAGTTTAGGATAAATAAAAAGTCTATCAGTCCCAACATAATCATAGTAAGAAGGAGTATCACTTGCTGAACCTGTTGGGTTATATCTTCTTAAATCATCCATATCTTGGCGCTCTAAGTATTTACCCGAACTTAAGTTATATGGATTATCACTTGCAACTTGATCAATTTCAGAAGCACTAGGCGGCGAAATTGTAGAAGTTGTCGGGGCTAAAATTGTCGTATTCGTATCAGTGTTATTTTTAAGAGTTTGCATCAAAAAAGGCTCGCCCCATACTGTCGCCGCTATTAATTTCTTTTGGATATAAATGTTACGCCAAATAGTTGCAGGCTTTACAGAAGTGTCGCCATCCATAACGTCAACCGCTGAAATTACTAATTGCTGATTCCCACTAGTCGGCGCATTGAAAGCATTATCGTCAGGAATACTTGGCTCTGATTCCATATAGGTTTTTAAATCTTCGTCGAAAACCACAAAAGTTGACATTGCTCTATAGTGATAAAGCTCGTCAAAACTCCCGCCAGTTGTGAAAGTAACCGTATTTTTATAAGGGACTTGAATATTTACGTCGATAATTTCTTGAGTAAGGGGAAATAGTTTTTTAAGTTTGAACTTATAAAAGTCCACTGGCATTTCCGAAACGATATCATCTTGAATTTCATTAATCCACCCAATGACTCTTTCTTTATTTGCGTCTGAGCAATCCCAAAGCCTAGTTGATAATTCATCTACTAAAGCCTTTCCATTCCATTTTCTTGACATTAAAAACCTCTTTGATTTTTCTAATATGGTAATATTAACAGAAGGACAAGCCAAGCCCTATGAAAACGCGCCATTAAAAGCGTTTGGAGGCCCCTGTCAGCGATAAATGAATAAGATTAGGGCAGTAGGAAGTCATTGGTTAATAACGAAAGCTAGAAGGAACATGGCAAGAAATTCGTTTCTAGTATTGCCGATAATTTCAAACAAATAAAAGAACACAAGGGCCATAAAAAAAGGGCGGTTTTTTAAGCCACCCCCTTTGTATTAATTATTTTTTCATTTGTAGCTGGACTGAGACTGTCCCACTTACCGCTGTTGCAGTATAGAAAATCCCGATAGGGTAATCGCTAGCCCCTGGTGAGGCGTTTCCGCTTACTGAACCCGCTGTGCTTTCTGAAAGAAATACTGGCGCACCAGCTACCGCGTTACCTTCTGTAACATCAGCTTCTACATTAACAACCCCAGAAGTCTGGCACTTGCACATTTTATCGTCAGCACAAGAAACAGCAAAAACACATCGACCACTTTGGCCGGCTGTTGTTGTTGTGGTTACCGAATAACCGTCTTTTTCTGTTTGATCTAAAATAACAACAGAGCCAGCGGCAAGAGTTCCACCGGAAACATTTTTTGCATTAATAAACCAGTTTTCTGCGGGCCCTTGAAAGTTTCCTGCGCCATCAAGAGAGCCAGACCGACCGACTGGCCCACTGTCTGCGAAAGAGATTGCCGTAATGCTTAAAAATACAAAGGCTAAAAGTAATTTTTTCATAATATAAACTCCGATTAAGTTAGTAATAAAATTGTAATGGTATGCCAAAAAAAGGGGCCGAAGCCCCTCGGTAATCTTTTTTATCTTTTAGACTGCTATGTCATTTACTCTTGAGTGATATTTTCTCTCAGAAGCCGCGAGGTTCCCGTAAAGAAAAATTCTCTCAAGTAATGCATCGGCAGTTTCTAAGTCTTGGATAGACTGTCTACGCATATTATGATCTGTGTGAACGTGAAGCTTGCAATGCTCTTCATCAACATAAAAAAGCGTTGATCCTGGCATCAAGTTTACAATCATGTGATCGATTCCGTTGTAAACAATCGTTTGGCCCTTGTGACCTTGACCGCTTACGCTATCTTCACGAGTCGTTCTTTGTTGCCCCGTTAAAAGCCCTTTGAACTTAGTGAAAACCGACTTGTCACACATACCGAGAGTAGCGCCACCTATGCCCTCTTCTACAGTTTGATCAAAAGCCTTATCGAGAATAGTTTGTGTTAATGCTCTAGCCGATCCACCATTATCATCAACATAAGACACCCATGAAGCTAAATCAGCAGGGGCAATCCCACCGTAAGTTCCACTTGAAGCGATAATTGCCTCTAAACCATCAAATTGATCAGAATCCGCAGCGCCTAAAGAAGCCCCACCGTCTGAAAGAATACCTTTGATCATTCTTTGTTTCATTGCCATTTCGGCTTGCTTAACTTTTGAAGAAACTAGTTTGACTTTACCAGAGTCGCCACCGTTTTTAGCAATATCGGCTTTGTAAATAACAACCGATTCTTGGATATAACGCCACTGATGATCTGAGGCTGAAATTCCGTCATACTCAGTTAATGAAAGAGTATCTCTAGGGCTATAAAATTCACCAGTTGAACCAGTGTCATCAATAGTATAAAGAGGACAAGTAATACTTGTACCGCCGTCCTCTAATTCTTGATTTTCTCTAAGACGTTTTAGAAGCTTGTCGTTTTTAAAAACACCTTCCGTAAGTTTCTTTTTAATTAGCTTGTTTGTTAGTGCAGTAATCTGCGAGTAATTTAATGCCATTTAAGGCCTCCGTTTAGTTTATAAATCTTTTAAGATTTCAAATGCTTCGTTTTCGTAACTATTCCCTGAGGTCATACCGAAAATTTCACTATCTTGATTATTGTCAGGCTTTGCCGTAGTTCGCGCAACCTTGGCGCGGGTTTCTGCGAGCTTTGCTTTATTGGCCATAGACTTTGATATTTGCTCGCCATACTCAGCGAACAATGCAGCCTTAACCGTCATAGTGTTTGTAGTATCTGCTTTCCAAATTTCTTGAACCTTAGCCCAGTCGGCTTTTATTCCTAAGCTTCTTAACTTAGGGCCGAAAGAAGTTTGAACATTTCCAATTTCTTTTTCCCAATTTGCTTTTATTTCGCCAAGTTGTTTTTGATCTTCTGATTCTTGAGAGCCGTTAACTTTTTCCGATAGTTCTTTAATCTGCTTTTTTAGTGCGGCTACCTCGGGATTATTTGAGCTTTTTTGATGGGAAGCTTCATGGCCTAGATAATACTGGTTAATTTCCTCGAATAAGTCGGGGTCTTTGTTTTGAATCTCTGCAAGTGTATCTTGAAAAATTCCATAATTAGTTAGTGATTTTTCGTGCTGGGCAATTTCCGTTTGGAAAGCTTCCCTTTCTGTTGCAAAAGCTTCTTTCTCTTGTGCCAGTTCAGCATCAAAAGTTTTGCGCGATTCTGCTAACTCTTGCGTTTTTTGAGTATAATCGAAGCCTTTAGAAAGTAATTCTTTAGCCTTCTCGATATCGTCAAACTCTACAGGTAATCCCTTGTTAAGAATCCCTAGTTTGTTTAATTCATCAAGTAAGCCTTTAGCCTCGGGGTTGTCCTCAAGTTTTAAAGCCTCTAATTGAGCCTCTAAATCATCACCATCATTTTCGGAAGCGTCAGGCTTTTCGCCGTCTGTTATTTCGTCATTTTTTGATTCGCTTTCATTGTCCTGATTTGCCTCTAAGTCGATAGAAGCCAGTAGCCCCTCGGTGCTTAAATCTTCGCCGCCAGCATCGTCATTGCTGCCGCCGTCATCGTTTCCAACGTCTGCGTTGTCTGATTCGCCACCTTCGCTTAAATCCAAGTTTCCTTTTTGGTTACTTAAGATAAGGTGTAAATCTCTAAAAAGTCTGCTTTCTGATCTTGCCATTATGTTTTTACTCCGTTTCCTCGGGCTGGTCGTCAGTGACTCCCTCAGTAATTTCGCTAATTGCTTGTTCCCTATCGAGTTGTTCTAATAAGATTTTTTCCTCATTACCTAGAAGCTCGGGGGAAATTGTGCTTTTCAATTTAATATTTTGCATTTGAAGTTGTTGCATTTGGGCTTGCATTTGCTCAAGCTGTCCCGCTGCCTCTTGCGCTTGCATTTGCACTTGATCGTTTTCGCGTGCAAACTTTTGGAGCATTTCAATTTTTGGCATATCTGCAATTTCTGTAAATTGTTTAAAATTGATTTGCTGGGAATTTAAAAGAGATACTGCGAAAGCATTAAAAGAATCCTTATCGACTCCACTCATTGCACCAGCTACCGACTTGATATTATATTCTAGGTCTTGAATCTCTAATGGGTTGAAAATTATCTGTACAGCTTCCGAGCCTTCATTTTCAATCTCTAAAACTTTTTCTGTTGTCCAGTGTTGAATAATATCACTAGCGACTAATTTAGATAATCTTCTAAGGCTGAAATACTGATTCTGACGGTCTTTTAATCTTATCCTACCTAATGCCTGAGTTTGCATTTTGTGAACAGTTACCTCGGAAGGTCGCCCCTCTGGTAGCTCGCCATTGATAGGGCCAGTAATGCCCGCAATCTGACGCATTTTCTCAGTACGGTCTTCTTGAAATCTTCTACCTTGCTCAGATACTTGGCCAACAGGTAAATTTCTAATAGTCCAAGAAGTTCCCGCCTTAACCTCGTAAAGAGCGCCATCTTCGTTGGTCACATCGTCTTTTGTTAATCCTGATTCTAAATTGATTTCTTTTTCTGGGTTACTTACTTTTTGCAATCCTTTGTATTCTTTGTAGCCCATAACGGCTTGCATACGTTGAGAGTCGGCAATATTTCTAACCATGCCATCGGCGTAGATTGTCCCATTCCGGTAACAATAAAAAGGGACAACAGGAATTTCTTCATGCCAGTTTTTATTAGGCCCATCAAAGCAAATAATATCATTAACGGTTTCAATAACCCTATATCCACCAGTATACTTTAATCGCTTACCTTGAGGATTAAGTTTCATGTAGGCGGTATGCTCTTCTATATGGTCGAACATGACTTTGATTTTAACTAGCTCGCTAGAAAAATCAGCTTGCCCCTCGGGGTTTTCTTGAATCAATTGCTCTATGATTTGAAAAACTTGCTCAAATTCTGTATTTTCTGGAATCCCTAAATTTACAAGCAACATATTCAAGGCATCAATATGCGCCTCTATATGTCTTTTATGATTCTGCCACTTGTTTAAATTTGGTGCAGTTCCTTCGACTATCTCAGCCGTTTCCTCTTCGAGTTCCTGTAAGATTTCCTCTTGTGGAATTTCTTCAAGTGTAAAATCCTTAACATAAGTAAGGACTAATTTCAAAGTATCACTATCTTGATAAGCCAAAGGGACAGTTCTGCGAGAATAACCAGCGCCATAGTCTGACGTTTCTTTCCCTTGCTCATTATCGTCATCTTTCGATTCTGGTGCAGCGGCTTTCTCTAATTCTTCCTCCTTATCAGGATATTTTAACTTGAGCCAATCGCGTGATCTTAATAATTCTATACGGGCTTTGTCACAATCTTCAATACTATCTGTTCGCCCTGATAGCTTAACTTGCTTATAATCTAAGACTTCGTAAATTTCCCGACCTTCGCCGCCATTGGCTTCAAAATCATAATACGTGTGAATATAACCGTTTCCAGTCACAAGCGCCTTACGAATAACCTCAGGCAGTTTTAAAGGTAGATTTTGGTCTTCGTTAACCCATTGAATAGCTTTTTCTAAATTCTTAGCATGAAGCACTCTTTCGGGGTCATTAACTGAAACTGACGGGGCAGGCAAATTGTCAGACAGGATAGGAACAGCGGTTTCAATAATATCGAAAACATTGTTTTCAAAAGGGCGGTATTCATTTGTGTTTTTCCAAGCCTTACCAAAGTAAAGCTCTTCCTCGTCAATCCACAATTTTTTCCGTTGATTATAATACTTTTCAACGTCAGATTTTACATTGTTTCTAACTTCAATGGCCGTAACCGCTTTTTTCTTTTTTCCCATGGTGAAATATTATAGAAGTTCAACACAAAAGGAATATTTGCGGCTTATTATGCGCTATTCTAGCTTAATTGATCCATTTTGAAGCCCTTTTACTAATTCGCCATCGAGAGTTATATTATCTTCCTCGTAAACCTCTTGCAAAATATCGTCAGTCCAATAACCACTAAAGTCCTCGTCTGCGGGGTCGTCTTTAATTTCATCATAACCAATTTCGACTAAACCCATATCTCTTAAGGTTTTTTTGTAAGACGTATAACTATTACAAACTTTCCCAATATTTCTTTGATAACCCGCTACAAAACCATCTTTTACAGCCTTGTTTGATTTCATTACAGCCATTTTTGGGAAGCCGCATTTAAAGCAAGCCCATCCCGAGCCATATTGTTGAGCCTCAAACTCTTCAATGGGAAAGTAACGATGAAAATCACCGCCACATTTTTTATTTTTACAGTGCATCCTATAGCTTGGCATAACTTCCCCTTTTCTTAAAGCTCGCAAATCCTAACTAGGTCGCCGTTAACAATAAAAGCTGTGAATTGTTTTCTTGTCATTTCAGTGTAACCTAATTTATCACCCCAGAATAACCACGGGGCTTCATCATACGGCGGCGAAAGAAATAGATTCGCCCCTTTCGGGTAGTAATAAACGACTTGAAGAAACGCTATACTTTCTAGTTTCTTTTTCATCTTAGAATTTGCCCATCCAACAAGAATCCCGATGTGTCTTGTGGGCCCGCGAGAATTAAGATAGCCACCATTAGGGCGAGTAATACAATTATTTGTGCTTTAGTCATTTGTTCCCCACTAGGTCGGCGGTTATATGCTTCCACGTGTCACCTTTTCTTATAAAGCTTATTGTTCCAGCGCTAACGCCGTATTGTCTTGCTAAAAAAGACGTGCCCTTTTTGCTTTTAAATATTTCAATAACTTCAAATTCTCTAAGTTTCGCCTTGTGGTTTTTTTCGCCTCTTGCATTTCGCCCTTGCTTCACACAATGAGCAATATTTTCGGCGTGAGTACACCACTCCAAATTAGAAACGCTATTATTTTTAACATTATTATCTATATGGTTTATATGCGGGCGCTTATTATCTATTGGAATAAATGCCTCTGCCACCAATCTATGACCTTTGCAGTATTTTTTCTTGCCGCCGATTTGTAAGGTATATTGCGGTCGCCCCGACTTGATAAGGTAATTGGGTTTTAATATCATATCTCTTCGTAATGACTTAACCCTTCCTGTCGAACTAATGTGATATAATTCCTCAAAACCTTTGATTTTTTTCCATATTTCCATATCTACCCCTTGCCATTAGTCAAAATGATCTATTACTTTGCCACTCATTTGCGAATCAATATCATGCCTAGGGCTGTAAACCTTAGGCTTTCTTTCTTCTTTCTTTGGCTCGCTATCTAATTCAATCGGTGTAATTTTAAATTCTTCACTATTGTTGTGACTTGCAAAAGCCTTTATATAAGTTGAAAGATATTTGTCCTGATTATCAAGTCTCGCTTTCATATAAAGCAAAAAAGAAATAAGCAAAGAAATAGTAGCTGCCATAAAAATAATTATATTCATATCACTCTACCTCTTAAGTAATAAAATTAAGTAAACCCAGGGCATAAAAATAGCAGTAAACAAATACTCGTGCTCGTAATCGTTCTCTTTCTTAGCTATATATAACAAGACAATAAGATTAATTATAATGCCAACAATATAGGCAATCATAAAAAAAGAACCCAGTATTTTAAATATTCCACTCATCATGTCAAGCCTAATGGAAAAAGTTAGTGTCAACGCCTTCTGTTCTTTTTAATTCTCTTATCTCTTCACTTAATCTATTTATCTTAGCGTCTTTATTCCTAATAATCATCATTAAATTGGCAATAATTTCTAAATAAAACCTAAGTTTTCTCCTAACCAAAAATATCACCATTCTCTTTTTTAGGTCTTAGAGCTTCGTGCGCCCTCTTGTCATTTGTTTCTTTAGAAACTTTAGGCTTCTTGGCACTATAAATCAAATTGGCTTGCTCTCTCGCCATTACAGCTATGCAAGCCGCCACCACCCTGTCTCGCCCATTCAAATTGACAGTTCCATTATCTTCACGACTAACTAAATCCATTTCTTGAACTAATCTAATATCCATAGGCTGAAAGGCCTTCTCTCTTAGTTTTTTAATACAGGCGTTGAGCATCACCATTTTTGATTTTGCGCTTGTAACCCACCCATAACGCTCGGTTTTAGTCTTGTTTACTTTATCCTCGACAAGCTCCCTATAAAGAGAAGGATAGCCCGAGTTTCTAACTTCTAAAACTGTACTAATTCCCATATTGTTTTTTTCTGGTGCTATTACAGCATTATTATAAAATTCACCTAGAGCAATAAGTAAATGGCCGAATAAGTCAGGGTCAATTTTTCCATGCCATCTTGCTACCTGTTTATAATTTTGGTCGATAATACAAACGCTTGAAGCATCACCCATTGCAAGACCTTCTGAAACGTCAGCGCCCATAAAGTACTCTTGATTTTGCCTTGGCGGTGTATATATTTGTAAACCTTCCCAGTGATTTTTGAGAAGGAAAGAGTCGAGCCCTAAGCGGTCTTTAATATCTGCCACTCTATTTTCTGTTAGTTTCTTAATCCAATAGCTAATTATTTCTTGAGGAAAAACAGGGGCACCAGTTGAAAGAAAAGCTTCCTCGTCAGTTATAGGAAAATCTTGCTTGAATCTCTCAGCGGGGGAAAGAATAGTTATTTCATCGTCACCCAAATATTCTGATAGTTTTAAGCGCCTCCACATTAAGTTAGCTTCTGTTATTTGTGGGAATCGCTTAAGTATATCAGCTTCGTACTTGTCGAGCTTAAAACCCCTTTCAGGCACTATTTGGTAATCATCAATTTCATACCACCCAACAAAGAAAGGTTTATAAATTGACTCGCCTCTTTTAGCCGCTTGCCATAAATCAAAGAAAGGCTTGCCGATTCCCGCCCTTCCGTTAGCTGTTGATTCTTTAATGATTGTTGTCGAGGGGTCTAGTGGAATTGAATTTGCTACACCCTCGTCGATTTCGTTCATATAACGAATAAATGCCGCTTCTGAAATATGGGCACCTTTACGAGTACCCGAGCGCCCTGCATTTGGATCTTGTCCAGTTTCAAACTTAACTGATGAATTTAAACCCGAGTTTTTGCTTCTATCCATTTCGTTAGGATTATCAAGTAAAATCTGTTCAGTATTCTTTAATGCGATCATTGGTTTAAGCTCTGGCGGTAACTTATCAATAAAAGTTTTATACATTCCCGCTATTTCTGCGGTTCTGCCTTTCTTGTCGGCAAGAGCAATGCATTTGTAATTATCCTCAGTACACATCAAATGACTAAAGTAAGAGGCTACAATAGTTGAGAGCCCCGCTTGCCTTGGCTTCAAGCAAATAATTCTCTTAGGCCCTTTTATGTCGAAAAGGAATTTAAAAAAGTTCTGTTGATATTTTCTAAGCTGGAAGGGTTGCAATCCATTTAGCTTTGTATTG